GGCTAGTCGCCCGGCAGAGATTGTCGTGGCGACTTACCTGCTAAACCTCGGGCATACGGTGACGCTGCCCAAGCGTCGTATGGCAAAAGACTTTGCTGACCGCAAAGAGTTTGCCGACAAGGGCGATATTTACGCCTCGGGCAAGCGCATAGAGGTGAAGCACATCAAGCATGATTTTCAGTACGAGGCGTGGCCGTTTGAGACAGCCGCTATCTGTGCCAAGAAGTCGTTTGATGCTGCCGATCCTCGCCCCGACTACTACTACATCGTCAACGCAAGCCTGACCGTGGCGGCGCTGGTGGATGTGCGAACCACGTTCCCTGATTGGTTGGTGCGGAAAATCACCGATAAGGAGCGTGGATACGAATACGACGTTTACGCCGTTGCGCCCGAGTATTTGGCGTGGCGGTACATAGACTTTGAGGAACGCTTATGACGGAACTCCCCATCTTCATCGGCTACGACAGTCGTGAAGATATTGCGTATCGGGTAGCGCGGCGCAGCATTGAGCGCCATGCCCGTAACCCGGTCTATATCCAACCGATTGACCAAGCGTATATGCGGGCGGTGGGACTGTACTGGCGTCCTGACGATCCGCTCTCGTCAACGCAGTTTAGTTTTACGCGCTTTCTCGTCCCGTATCTTTGCGAGTACAAGGGTTGGGCGGTGTTTATGGATTGCGACTTCCTTGTGCGTCATGACCTGACGCAGATATGGCGTTATGTTGATAAAGCGAAAGCGCTCTTTTGCGTACACCACGATTACAAGCCTACCGAGACGGTCAAAATGGATGGAAAGGCGCAGCATCCCTACGCTCGTAAAAACTGGTCGTCGTTTATGTTCATCAACTGCGAGCATGAGGCAACGCAACGCCTCACGCCAGAGCTGGTGAACAGCGAGACGGGAATGTACCTGCATCAGTTCAAGTGGTGCGCTGACGATCAAATTGGCGAATTGCCGGTGACCTTTAACTACCTTGAGGGCTGGCACACCAAGGCTGACGAACCCGATCCGGTGTGCGTACACATGACCCGTGGCGGGCCGTGGTTCCCCGGCTATCAGGACGTTGAGTATGCCGAGGAGTGGAAGGCGTACACATGAAACGCATTTTTCCCAAAGGCACTACACCCGAGCAGATGGCGGCTGCCGTTATCCGCATGACGCAAGGGCTAGACCCGAGCAAGGTGTGGGCGGTAGAGGTGGCCGAATGGAAGAAGCCTAAAACCTCGCAGCAGTTGGCCTACCTCTGGGGCGTGGTTTACCCAATGGTCATGGAGGCGGGTGGAGAGGCGCTACAGGGTTGGACACGCGATGACCTGCATGAGTATTTCCTTGGTGAGATATTTGGCTGGGAGACGCTTACAGGGCTTGGCAAAAAGCGTCTGCGACCACTCAAGCGCACCTCACGCATGACCAAACAAGAATTCACCGAATATTTACACGGCATTGAGAACAGGTTGATAGAACTTGGCATCGGGCCGTTACCGGAGCCGATCTATGCTGCGTAAAGAAGCCCGAGGGCGCGGCTGCACGGTGCGTATCCCGGGCGTCTGTAACTTCAACAGCGAAACGACCGTGCTGGCGCATATTCGCATTGCAGGCGTGTCAGGCATGGGCCTTAAGGCACCCGACCTTTTGGGGGCGTGGTGCTGTTCTGCCTGTCACGCAGAGGTTGACGGCCAAACGCATACGAGCGGCCTTACCCGCGATGAGTTGCGCCTAGCGCATTACGACGGCATGGCTCGCACGATCATGCAATTACACAAAGAGGGGTTGGTATGAACTTTTGGGCTGACACGCCGTACATCACGGCATACGTGCGTAACGAGTTCCTGCACGACCATGAGAAGGGCAAAGGTGAATTTACCCTCTGCACCGTGTTTGGTTTTCGCGCTGAACCCATGCGCGTCCCCATGTTCCAGATCATGCTGGAGAACGGCGCACAATGGGCGCGTATCCCGATCCACGCGCTGTGCAGCAAGCCTTGCCCAGAAATGGCGCTGCCGCTTGTCGTGTGGTGGGATTCGTTTAGCCGCAACTGTCAGGTCAAGGAGGTGCAGTTCTTGCGTAACCACCGCGTCAAAGCGATAGGCCGCGATGGGGTGCAGCGCCCGGGGACATACCTAATGACGGTATTCTGGTGCGACGGCGGTTGGAGCGAGGTGCCTGACCAGAGCAAAGACCATCACATCATCGCGCTAGATTCGGGCCAGTTTATTGCTTACCCGAATAACAGGCTCCTCTGGTCAGACCCGTCGTGGATCGGCGGGGACGTACCGCGAGGCTGGAAATCGCCGTCAACCAACTACAGCGTAGAGGGTATGCCGTGAAAACGATTCTGGAGGCATTACAGCGGTTTTGGCGCTATGACTGGCGTCATGTGCCACCCCCGAACTGGGCGTGTTCTAGGCGGCGTCTGGATGGGGAATACTGGTGATTGATAACGAGTCCCCGCCCGGGTCATGGGCAACCGAAATGGCAAGGATGCCGTGGCGCTACAGCCAAGAGGTCAAGGTGGAGCAGGCGTTAGCGGCGATCCGACAGGCTGGGTTTGCGCTTGAGGCGACCGTGCTGGCGCTAGAGATCAAGACGCTGAAAGACGAGCTAAAAACATTGCGCGTTCGTCCTGACGGCGTTTAACGAGTCCCGGCAGCACCCGCCCTGCCGCCTTTGTCCACATCAAAAAAGCGTCAGCAGCGCCCTCTATGTCACCACGGTTGTAGCGCATCCGTATGCTGCTGCGCTGAAGGTTTCCGAGTCCGACGTTAAAGGCAAAGCTCACCAAAGCATCAAATTGGCCTTGGCTATTAACAGCAGCAGGGCAATATCGGGCCACGCCGCGCTCAAACCGCGCAAGGTCTTCAGCAAGGATAGCGTCCACCTCTCCCATCGTGAGGCTGCGATCCCAGCCATCGGGTATAGGTAGGTTCTTCCGATCCTCATACTTCACCGCCGCGTGTGAGGGGTCAATAACGTGTCCGACTCCGACCGTCCATAGCAGAGCCGGACACCGATAAGGGCGCATCCTTACGCCCTCGTGATGTTTCACAAGTTTAATCAGTTGATTGCTGACTTTCATGACTGCACCTTTCAAAATGCCAAAGGTACATAGCGCCCTCTCCGCCAGTTTTTCCGCATTTTGGACAGGTAACTTTTTTCCTTGACTTGCCCTTCAAGGGGCTGCTTCTACCTTTTAACGCAACGGAAATTCGTGCTTTATGGGCATTTGAAAACTCAATTTTTTTACCGAACATTGGATTCTTACTTCCAAGTTTGGCAATGGATATGTTTTTACGGTGAGTTTCTGACCTTTCTTTACCTTTTGGGTTTGGTGGGATGCCGCCACCAACGCAAACGTTCCAACCCATGTTTTCAAACGGGCGAAGCATTTTTTCTAAAAACCGCGCTAAATCTTCATCAAGATTAGACGCAATAACATCAAGACATATTTCGTCGCCATATTTTTTAATGGCGTTTGCTAAATGATTGTTCCGAGTTTTTGCGGCATTTTTGTGTTGATAAAGCCTAACAACAGGGTCTACGCTGATACCAACGTACCCCTCGTCAAGTGCAAGGCTTGATCGCTCCCTGATGTGATATACCGCCGTCACTTTTTGTCAAAAGCCTGCGTACCAAACCAAAAGGCGATGATGGACGACAGGATCAGCATTTCGTCTTCAGAGAACACGTTTTCCAGCGCAATCGCAAACGGTACGCCTTGGTTCCATGCGTACCACATACCAGCGATGTTGATGATGACTAGCTCTAGCACAAAGATGTACGTCACCACCGGACGCACCGAGGCGCGTAGGTTAATCATCCATTGGCTTGCGCCTTTGCCAATCTCTACGTCGTGGCTGTATAGGGCTTGGCGCTCCTCGGCAGCGGTCTGCGTCTGGATTTGCTCTAGCTTGATTTCCTCAACCCGTGCCTGCGCGATAAAGCCACGTTCAGCAAGTGCTAGTTCACGCTCCTTTTGTGCGGCAACCAACGCAAGCTCATGCTTCTTGTCCTGCCGGTCTTGGAAAATTTGCAGAATCTTGGGCAAACCGCCCGCAAGGAACGACAGGAACGTACTAACCATCGTCATCATTTGCTTGCCCTCACTACGTCATCACCTTTGGTGACCGTGACATGATCGCCCTCTACGTCCACACGCATTGGCTGTTCTTTTCGGTCAAGTCGGTCTAGTTTGGCGATCAGTTCCTTAATTACCTCAAACTCGGGCTTTTCTTCCTTCTCCACCGTTCCAGCAATAGACGCCAGCATAGAGATAAGGGCGGTCAGCGAGGCACCAAGCAGCCCCATCACGGCGGCGATCTTGTCGCTATCCAGCGCAAGGCTAGACATCACA